CAGGCATGTTACCATCGTAGTGTGCCTTGACTTCACGATTTGCACTCCATAGCCTAACTGAACGTATTTTAACAAATGGTAGCGTTTCAAAAATAGATTTAAGAAACTTGGGCTGACTGGCCGATAGTTCAGTTGATATTTTTGTAGCCCATGCTGCCTTGGCTAACAATGATAAATCTTCATACAGGGCTAGGCCTTCCCATTGAGTAAAGGACATCACAGGATTATCTTTACCCAGAGCACCTCGATCGATATGCTGCCGTGCAACTGCTACAACTTCACTATTCCATATTCGCCAAAACTCGTTTACATCATCTAACACAAACCTAGGCAAAGCCAATGGCACAGCACCAATGCTAGAATATTTCTTTACTAGCATTGGTACTTGTGCAAGATTGATTATGTTTTCCAAACTTATTCTTCAAGTAGATGACGTTTATCTTTAACTTCTTTAAACTCTACAGCACTGTCTAACTCGGCTTTTTTCTTTGTAATAGTTGGCCACTGTAACGCAAGCCTTGCATTAAGATCAGTCCAGTAAGGATCTTTTACTTCATGCCCTGGTACAATGGCATCAACTGGACACTCGGGCACACATACTGCACAGTCAATGCAACCATCGGGATCAATAACTAAAAAGTTAGGACCTTCTTTAAAACAATCAACCGGGCATACATCTACACAATCGGTGTACTTGCACTTAACACAGCTTTCAGTGACTACAAATGTCATTTTAGGTTTTCCAATTCGATTCAATATACTCTTTGTTATCTGGCTTATTGCCAGTCAGGCCCAACATTCCGCGATAGGCTTGCCATGCTTCTTGTACCATTGGGTCTTCATGCCCACCTGTAGGTAACAAGTCGGCCCAAACACATTCTTCAGGCATTTGGCTACGGTATGAACCAAAATTGCGCGGCTGGTGAATTTTACCTTCACGAAATAAGATGCTTGCTACACCTTGACAGGCAGCTTCATCCAATCCCATTAGATAGTTATCCCGCCACATATAGTCAGTGACAATGCCAACTAACTGTTCTTGTGTTGTGAAACGTGTACCTGACACGATTACAATAACATCACTTTCTTCTACGGTACCGTTGACAATGTCGCGGATGCAACGGCCCAAGCTAAATCCTACTTTCATGTGTTTCTACTCCAAAAAGATTCCCAGGGAAAGTCAATCCAAACATCGTTTTCAAGTTTGTTGACTGCGATACTATAATAATCACTATACTCTTTGCTACTTTCGTTCTCTACTAAACTGGCCCAACGAACACTATTATGCCAGAATTTGTCAACAAAGTCAACCTCTATTCCTGCCACACTACTAGCCCAATCTGCTTTGAGCCAAGCCTGCGTTGAGCCTGCATCATTGATGTCATCTACCAATAAAATCTTCTTACCACCAATGACTTCATCTGGTGCCCATAGCAAGGACTCAGTGTCGGGATTATTTCGCAATGAGACCTTGACGGTGGTATGGGGTACATTCAGGTAATGACTAATCATAGTACTAACTACCAAACCGCCACGATCCACACCAATAATCAAGTCTGGTTGCCAGTTATCTAACTGTATACTGCGAACAATATTGAGTACGCCGTGTTCAACATCTTGCCAAGTAAGTGATTGTTTATTCATTTGAGTCTGGTCCTGATAATAATGCTTCCATTGCTTTGTACTCATTGTACATTTCCTTGAGCATGGGATATTTTTCATGCATTTCAAATTTTGGTGCAAGTATCAATAAACGCTTCTTTAGTGTTTCCATCATGTCAGCTAGTTCATCAATATCAATTGTGTTCTTGGCAGTAGTGATAGTGGTCTTGCCATACGTAGTAGTGTCAGCATGCAGTGTACTAGAACCGGCAAATGAAATAGTAGAACCATTTGACCAGTTATTGCTAACGCTTGCATGTCCAATAGACAATCCTGCATTGGCTACACTGTTTAGCATTGTATAGTCATTTAGATCAATTGTACCAATCTCTTGTGCAATGATGCCAACACTGGTATTAGTTTCATCCCAATGAAACTCAATAGGATCAATGGACGCCAGCACATCTTTTAGTTTGTCTTTATCGCTATTGTCCATTGTCATCACCGTGGAGCAAATTCTTGTTGCATTTTGATATTGTCAAAGAATTCTTTCTTTGTACCTACATCGTCCTTGAACGAACCTTTGAGCACTGTGGTCTGTGTTAAACTAGAGTGTGCCATGATGCCGCGATTTTCACAGCATCCGTGAGTGGCTTGAATGTATACGCCTAAGTCTGTTGCGCCTGTTGCTTTTTGGATTTCCCGAGCAATGTCATTGCAAAGTTCCTCCTGGAGAGTACCTCGACGGGCACACCACTGAGCGATCCTTGTATACTTGCTAAGTCCGATGAGTTTCTCAGCCGCAATAATACCAATATAAGCAACGCCAGTAACGGGTTGGTGATGATGGCTACACATACTGCGAAGCTCGCTACGAACAACCAGCATGCCTTCATAACGGTCCGCTGAGTCATTTGGAAATGCTGTTGCGTCTGGTGCTGGTTCATATCTACCTGCCATGATTTCATTGAAGTACATTTTAGCTAATCGTTTAGCAGTACCTTTGCTGTTGGGATCTGTTTCCCTGTCAATTAACAAACTGTCTAGCACTGTTTCAAATGCCAAAGCTGCTTCACTGATCAACGTGTCCTTTTCAACATCGCTAATGTATTCACTGATGTTGTCGCCTGCCCAAAACCGTTTGTTGTTTTGTTTAAGTCTATCGCGGATCACCTGGCTAAGAGGCTTACCGTCTTCTTCTTCTTTATAATGTAGTTGTGTCAATTTTCATTTCTCCGATGTTAAGGCAGTGGATTGCCGTATTGTTTATTGTAGCATGTATTTAGGAATTAAGCAAGACTTCGCTTGGCCAAGTGAGCAAATAAAGCATTAAATCTTCTGGCTTCTTGAAGTGAATCAGGATGGTGATATCAAACATTTCATTTGAGTACTTGGCTGATTCAATCTTGGCCAACTTACGCCAATTGAATGAATCACCCTTGTAGTCTGTTGCTGACCATCTATTCTTGCAATTATCAATCAACCACCGCCTAATGTCCTTTAGTGTGAACACATGGGCGGCAGTTTTTACCGAAAATACTTTATCCTTGGCCGGCATAGAATTCACTCGCACGGAGATCATCCCAACCGCCAATTAGTTTTCCATCAATAATGATTTGCGGAACAGTACGTGCTGTGGGCACTGCTTCTAATAAATTTTCACGAGTAAAGCCATTATGTCCCACTTTGTGCTCTGTAAAGGTTAAGTCTTTACTGTTCAACCAAGCCTTGGCTTGATCGCAATAGGGACAGTGGTCCTTGCTATAAACTACAATTGTTGTCATATTCCTGATCCGTCTTCAAATAAATTCTTTTCGTATTCTTCTAATGCTATTTGAAATTCTTCTTCTGTTAGGCCGTGCCAGCCACGACACTTTCCATCTGGACTACGACCGCAGCCGCAGTTACCAAATTCTTCTGGATTTTCTCTTACTCTGATTTGCATATTATACACCTTTTTTAATTTTATCAATAATTGCTTTTGTAGATTCTACAATGGGCATATTTGGATAATCTTCTCTTAGTAGTCGCATGTAGTTAAAGTTGACCAACATGGCCATTTTTCTCTTACGATCAATGATATCTTGTTTAGTTAGTTTTTTCATACCGCACGACTGGTGTCGTAAGTTTGTGCAAAGATATCTTTCTTTACTGCACCGTAATCACCTGTACCATGGCGAACAATATAATCGTTGCCAGCAGTGTATGCTAAGTCGCCCCATGATGTATGGATAACACCATCATGGTCAGCAAGTTTAGCCGTCTTAATAATCTTCTTGGGAACAGCAATGCCGTTACCTTGATCATCTTTGAGTGTGTTAAACTTCTCGGCAGTAATTGGATACTGCTCGCCTTTGGGGCCAGTCATGATATAATGTCCTGCCGCATACTGTACAGGTCCTTCAAGAGTCTGTACAGTTCCTGCTTGTTGTGCAACTTCATACTTTTCTTGTGCAGGCTTTTTGAATGTATCAAACCCGCCTTGCTTGAACCAAGCATCCGTGATGCCATTTTCTAATTCATTAATTTTCATTGTTGTTCCTTTTGTAGCTGTGCTTCGTACACTCGCTTACGAAGGCTGCTGGATGAGAAGCTATGGTCTCTGCCGTTGAAGTATAAATCAATATTTCGCTTGTGGCAGATTTCGCGACCAGTAAACTCTTTACCTTCATACTCTACTCCTAGTATACGCACATTGATTGGTAAAGTCAACAACAGGTCTTCTAGGTCTTTTTCAGTATTGTAAACCCATACTTCGTCAACATAGCGACTACCTTTGAGTTGCATTTGTCGTTCAACAATGGTCTGCACTGGTTTGTTTTTTGTACTTCGATCTAATGTGGGATCATTTTGTAATCCACAGATCAAGTAATCACATTTGGTCTTGGCTTCGGCCAGCATTGCTACATGACCTGCATGCATCAAGTCAAATGTACTGCAAGTAAATCCTACTTTCATGCTCTACCTTTGTACTCAGCAGAGTTGTACCATGTCCATGCAGTCTTGACAATGTTATCAATACTACTGTTTGCAGGAGTCCATCCCATAGTTTTCTTTGCCTTATCAGCATACGCAACCAACGTTGCTGGATCGCCGGCTCGCATAGGTCCTTTATGTACCAGTACGGTACGACCTGTAATGCGCTCAACTGAATTAATAATTTCAGTAATACTCACGCCTTTACCAGTGCCAAGATTCAATTCAATTGATGTACCAGGCTCAACGGATTCGCTGTACTTGGTTGCAAGAAAGTGTGCCTCGGCAATATCTTCTACGTGCAGATAGTCGCGAACACAAGTACCATCCTGTGTGGGATAATCTGTACCATTCAAAGTAAACACACCCTTGTTAACAATAGTTTCCATGATACGAGCAATCACATGAGTTGCTGCCTTCAATTGTCCGTGTCTAACTTTACTGTCTGCACCACATGCATTAAAGTATCGTAGAGCAACAGTTTTAAAACCATACCCTTTAGCACAATCACGTAGCATCTGTTCGGCCATTAGCTTGCTGTGTCCATAAGGACTAAGTGGAACAGTGGGACTACTTTCTGTCAAAGTATTAACTTGTGGTTCACCATACACGGCTGCGCTAGATGAGAACACCACTGTCTTATGCCAACCACGCTCGGCCAGTGAAGACAAGAGTTTAGCAGTGTTACCAACATTGTTGGCATAGTATGGTGCTGGATCTGTTACGCTTGGACCAACCAAGCTGGTGCCAGCAATGTGAATCAATGCACTTGGATTTTTATCAATCAAGGAATTGATAAAAATAGCATTGGTGAAATCTCCTTTGATTACTTGATCCAATTGTTCAGTGATCCACGGAGAAGTAGCATTACGATCTACGCCAAGAACTTTGTAGCCAAGATCTTTGAATCGTAATGCTGTTTGGCCGCCAATGTATCCATTGCAGCCAGTAATGGCAACCCACTTATCTGTCATTAGTATTTTGCTCCTGCAACATGATCGCGATAGCGATTGCCTGCGCGGTTCCATTGAGTAGCTTTACAGCCAATTCCGCCTTCGGCAACTGTGTCAGCAGTTTCCACAATGTCGATAATGCGATCAATGGTGCCATTATTCCAATCACTAATCTTGCCCATGTTAGGACTTGGTTGGTGCAGTAGTACATCAAGTTTTGCCAGGGCATCTTCCATGCTCCACGGAACGTACATACGAGTATGATCGTTTGCAAACGTTTCGGGAAAACTACGATATGCTGGATACAACACATTACATCCAAGTGCATCAGCTTCGCTTACTGTATTGCTTACCCAATCTTGTAGCGCACAGTTAAACATTACACGGCTATCATTTACAATAGCGTAATACTGATTCTTGTTCAAGTCCTTACGGATCTTTAACTTGCCTTCTGCTTCTAATTTGTATGCACGATCCAAGTACTTGGAATTATTACTACGCAACGGTCCACCACTTAGTACTGCAAACTCAACACCACTGTTGGGATTACGGCGATGGTATTCTTCAATCAAGTCCATAAAGAAATCTGGCTGCTTCTCTTGATCAAAACGTGCGGCAAATACCACACGCAGAGCACGTTGATCAAATCTACGAATCTCAGAGGGACCACCAACTCGTTCAATTACTTCGTCTTTGCCAAACGCAAGGCCGCTGATGTTATAGATAGGAGCTTCGTAACCTGCAATACGCATATGAGCAACCATCTCTTCATTTGTTGCTAACACAGTTGCAAATTCATTTACCATCTTTTCGTACAAGCCCATCCACTTGCCCATGCCCCAGACATGAACAAAGTCATCAGGGTCAATTGCCTGTGCAAGGCAACGTACAAATACACGCGGGCGTTGATGATGCGGAATCTGATCCATGATGTATGGCAGCGATTCAATTCCAGGCTGGAACATGTCTTCAAAGTAGATCACATCTTCATGTGTCACGTCACCGCTGCGCATCATCTGAACCAAATTCATCATTTGGCTCATACCAAAGTAGCTTCGGCCATGAGCGTCTAACACTTGCCCTACACTGATTGCTTTGGTGTTGTCAATGGTACTACCAGGCACTATAACATAGTCAATGCCACGGCGTTTGAATACAGCTTCATTCCAGTCTTGCAACTGTAGTGTGTATCGACCTTCATAAGGCTCTAGGCCCATATAAAATAATTTTCTCATTAGTATAATCCTCTATATGATATTATAGCAGAGCGCAAATGAAAAAGCAACGGCTTTTTACACCGTTGCTTTCACCAATATTACAAGCGGTTAGGCATGCAACATAAACCATCTTCAGTATGCACAGTTTCCTGTGCCCAGATGCTCTTGTATAATCCAACGTGGATTTTAAGAGCCTTGTGAGCACGTTCGCGCCCACTTTGAATATTGACCGTGTAGGTAAAACTACGGTCACCGCTGGCTTCGTGTGTACGAAGCTCCGGGGTATCAATAGAGTATGCAAAGATCATACCGCTATTGCACAAGTCCAGCAAGTACTGGTTGTAAAAATCTAGTGGCAAGTGCCCTAGTTCTGCTGTCAACACACCATCATACAACTCACTGATCTTCAACAAATCAAACTTGATGTGATTGATGTTAAGACCAGCACGTCGAGGTTGGTACTGAGTGTTGTTGTTATAACCACGCTGTTCACGTGGGCCACGGTTGTCGCGATTGCCGCGATCATTATTAAACTTAACGTGATTGTTAAGCGTATTGCTTGATGCATCCATTTTCACCATCCTCCGAAACTTCAATCCAAATTTTACGATCTGTGTACTTTGATGAGATTTCCTTATGCAGGTCATCGGCCATCATTTCGCAGGACTTATAATCCAATTCTAACGTGCCCTTGTTGTAAAGGTTTTCGAGCCAACGCTTGAACTGAATAAACTCAACATCTCTGTCATCATGGAAGACTTCGAGATACACTTTAAAGTGAAACATGTGTCGATGAGGATATTGTAAGAAACTTACATCATACTCATCGCCGCTTGCTAATTTGGGATCATGCCCTGCGGCAGGATACCTATGAATACCTTCCTTGCGAAAAGTAACCCAAATCATGTCTTGTGACATGTTACTCCTTAGTCAATGTAGTTGTTAGCTTTTAAATAAACCCACATCTTCCAGTCAATAGCCTGGAGATGCTTTAGTACTGCATCCAACTTTACATTAAGTTCTTCAACAGTAACAGCTGGCGCTTCCGCTTCAGCTACTTTACCTGGGACTGGTTTCTTAGTTGGCTTATTAAAATTACCAACTTTAACTTCTTCTTCGCTCATAATATTTCCTTAGTTTACGGGGTTATCGCCTACATAGGCATGCCAAGGTGTAAATGTCTTTCTATCCAAAAGGTCATGTAAAGAATGACACCATACTCCAGGGTTCGTTGCATTAAAATCTTTGTCGTCAATCTTAATCGTTGTATTGTAGTTAAGCAGTTTAGTATATGGCAGTTTGACCGAAATCATTGGAATTACACGATTATCTTCACTTGCACGACTTTCTAAGAAGCCCTCGACCTGCGCCGAAGTAAAGTCTACTGTAACATAGGCAACACCAGACTCTAGTACACCTTCAATCATGCTATCCCACTCTCGCCATGCAACGTGGTCATCATTTTCTATCCCATGTAAACTCATATTGGCACCAATGTAAACGTGCTGTGACTTTGAGTTTAACACATTTGCCAGGATCATGTCAACCGGTTGAATGCCAACTACAAACAAGGTTCGCATACCTTTGGCAGGCGAGTTTTCAACTTCCGTTCCTGTAAAGAAATCTGGTGCTACACGTTCAATTGTCATCATCTAACTCCTGTTCAAGTGCTGTTAAGTTTTCGTCATCGAGGCTTGCCATGTCTTCTTCGTCTGGAACTTCTTCGGCAGTATCAAAAATGTCTTTGCTCTTTGCTTTACGTGCAGCTTCGACACCACCAAAACTAATTGAGTTAAGGAATGTTGTGTTATCAGAAATCATTTGGCGCCTGTCTGCCATAGATGTAGCAGGATCAAATAACACTTCTACAAAATTGTTAAAGTACAAAATGTCGTTTGGAAGGAATTCACTTAGATTAGCAGCCTTTTTGCCATATCCTGTTGCATCCCGATAATCAACGTTGGGGTTACGTGCATACTCGATATCAGCTAGACGCAATGTTTCCTGCACTGCTTGAATATGGTTGTACACATTATGCGCCATGATAAACAGGTAGGATAGAGTGTCCCAACTTGTTTTACCAACCTTGCCATTCTTATTAGGATCGTTTGGTCCAAGGTAGCAAATGTCACCTGCTACCAAGCGTTCCATAATAGGACCCTGATGTGGCATCTCCAACTGCGAACCCTTCATATCCTTGTTATCAACACTCTTACTCATAGAGTAAGTTAGCTTGTTTGGTGTAAAGTAGTTGTAATTGTAGCTTAATGCATAACCACCAGCCGCCACAAACGGACTGGCTGCATCAAAACTAACATTGATGTTTGGATTGTAATGCTTTTGCAATTGGCGCTTGATAGAAGTCAAGTAACAGGCCCACTTCAATCGACCAATGCCTAGAAAGTGAATCCAATCTTTAGTAGCAATTAAATCATCTTCAATCAAGTCCAACATACGATGCAACACCGTTGGCATGTGCTTCATATTGATACCAGCAAACGCCCAACCTTCTAGTGTACGATCCTCGGTAAATCCCATTTCTTTTACAGAACTTGGAATACTAAAGTGTTTGATTGTGTCATACCACAGCTTAGAGTTATCAGGTGTGCTACCGGAACAAACATTTAGGAACTTAGTAGCGCCAGGCACACGATGCTTCATAAAGTAATGAAGGTTGTGTACTGAAATGTCCAGTGTATCTTCAAACTTGGTCAGCCCAGTTCTTGCACTATACGGTGCTACTGCGGCAAACGCAGGAACGTCAAGTGTCATTGACCAATCAGAAGTGTGTTCAAGATAGCGCAAGATTTCCTCACGGAACTTGTCGCCAGCTGCACCTTTAATGTTTGCCCAATCCATTTTGATAACACCAGTTGCCAATTGGAAACCAGAGCTGTCGCCTACAATAATAGTCTTAGTACGATCGCGCTTGTGAATCATTGGCTCCTTATCATCACAACGTGTAAGATTGCGGTCAGCATGTCCTGCTGAGTACAATGCTACACCATAGTGATAGTAAGAGTTTTCTGGATCCAAGAAGTTAGTGCCAGCCATACCTTTTTCAAACTTAGCAGGTACACGACCTGGTGGTAGGAAGTTAGGATCGGCAGCAATCTTACCCAGCGTCTTAGTGTAGAAACCACTAATGGCTGGCAAGTAGAAGGCGTAATTGCCTTCCATTGCTCTTTTAGTTAAATCAATGCTCATTGCTGTGCAATTACTAGATATTCGTATGCAATAACGCCACTATCAAATTCGATCTTGGCAACTTTTTCTGAGATACTGATAATCGGAGTACCTTGGCTTGCTGTTTTAAGAGCTAACAACAAACTCTGGATTGGCAACGTCACTGGACGCTTCAATGTTTGTGTAGTGTCTGCAAATACAAACTTACCACTATGGCCGCCACCTGCTGAACCACCAAACGTAAAGATCAACTTACCATTGTCTGTGGTAGCTACCAAGTTAGGATCAATACTAGCATACAAACTTGCACGTTGGCTTAGTTCGCTAATCTTAGTAGCGGCTGGCTTGACTACCACATCCCATGTAGTACCCTTGAATGAACGTGTCTTTGTTTTCATTAAGTTAGTCGGAGTCAGACGATATTCATCTTTGTTCCCGTCAACACCACTGAATGCTAAACGATCAATTTCGCTCTTGGCATTTGTGCCTGTTGCTACCTTGCTATCCTCTGAACGATATAAACCGCTTAGACCCACCAGGAAGCCCAAGTTAAGCATACCAAACGCATCTGGCAACTCACTTACTTTGTCTTTGCTGGTAGCAAGAACAGTAATAGTAGAATCTTCGGGGTACGCCGTGAACTTAGTAGTGTCAGTGTCCTGTTCAACTAGGATCTCGTCAAAGGTTCCCAGACTTGCGATGTTTTTTGCTACATCAAGCACGATATCTTTTAGCATTGCTATTCTCCAGTTATGTTACAATTATAGTTTAAAAAGTTTGTAAAGTCAAGTGATTTAGGAGAACAAGTCATCCACAAATCCCCTATCTTTACTTAGATTTAGGTCCCAGTTAAGTACACCCAAAAGGTTCTCAATCTTAGAGTCAATGATCTTTTCTTCCATTGCTCCATGATCAAATGGTAGAGCCTTGAACCAGTCTGGCAGGTTCATCTCATCAATTGGATAAGCAATTGAATTGATCTGTAAAGGATTATTCTTTAGCTTGCATACAATAGCTTTCTGTCCATCAGTGATGTCCATACTACGTCTATCGCTGTAGGCTTCTTTGATACGGTTCCAGTTGATAGATGCCATTGCATGGCCCACACCACACTTGCCTGTTTTCTTATAAACATCGGTGTGCTTGGTCAAGTTATTGACACGTTTAGGTGTACCCTTTTCCCAACCTGGTCGGCTCTTAAATTCCTCACGGAACTCTTTTACACGAGCCATAACCGTTTCCATAGATGCACCTTCCAATGTCATTGTAAGTGCTTCTTCTAAGAACCGTTGCATAAACTCTGGAGTATCTGCTCGCTTCATGTCCAAGCCCATGGCTTTGAGTTCGCCTTTGGACCCATCCTTGTCTTTACGCTTGCCTTCCTTATCAACAATAAGAACAGCATAACGCTTCTTGGTCATAAAGATACCTTTACTAGCAACCAATTCTCGACCTGCTTTGATAATCTCACCTTGACTAGCAGGAGCATTGAATGCAGTGTTCATGAATACCGGGAACGTATCATTGACCTGATCAGAGATTGCATCATACAACTCGATGATCTTGTCAGTACTCCAATCAATCTCTCCCGATTCAATTTGATCTTTAAAGATGGGCACTGCACTAAAGTAAACAGAGTCAGTGTCACCATAGATAATAGCCTTGCCCATGTGATCCTTCTCACCTGTCAAACAATCATTTACACTTGCGGCCATGTGCCTTGCTACAAGCCGTCCGCATAGTGTAGTACTCTGTCCAAGTCGTTGATCAAAGAACCTTGAACCTGCGTTCAACAACGCACCGTAAGCACTGTTCAAGTTAATCTTCTTAACCAGCTGTCGCTTGTCCCAGAAGTCGTACATGTCTGTGCCGTACGCTTCTTTGGCCTTGGCTTGCAATACTTTACGTTCTGCATACCAGCGTTCCAACAACCCTGGAATAACTCCTCTTGTATCGTATTTAAAGATTGTACCATTGCCACTAATCATCAAGGGTTGACCACCGTGGAACACATAGTCGTACACTTGTGCCGAACTCATCGATGTGCTGGTACCATCAGCCCAGTCAATATGTTCTGTTTGCCCAATGTCACGTGCCATTACTGACTCGTATTCAAAGCAAGCAAACTTGCCCTCCCAAAAATCAGCAATGCCCTTGCCGCTGGCAATGAACTCGTCAATGCCTGCAAGTGTTCGACTCTGGCGAACCTGACCAACAATTGTTTCGGGACTCATGTTCAACGCACGAATCAACGATGGATACAGCGAGTTAATGTCCATGCTGCCAATCCACTCATGCATGCCTGCTTTGGGCACAGCAACATACGCACCAGCCGCGGCATTGTCCTTGGCATCTTCACTGCGTCTTGGACGATCTGGAACTACCATACCAAGTCTATGGGCTTCATTGATAACAGCCTGATCAGTAACTGCTACTGCACCTAGTGTAGCACGAAGTCCTACAGTGTTTGCATGGCTAATCAGATTGGTAAGCTCAATGAACTTCAGCTTGTCATCTAGTTTCTTCAACAACAGTACGTCTTGTTTGTTGTAGGCAATGAACTTTTCAAAGTCATTGTTGTACAACTGATCTAAGGTACCTTCATAGTGAATTTTGTTTTCACCAAGTTCAATCTCACCAACATAGTCTAGCCGATAACTTGGCAACTCGTGATAGTTGTACTTGCGATACAGTTCAAGATAGTCCAGGTGAACACGACCAACTGGATCATATGTTTCCAGAGTCTTGCCATACTTTTCATATTCGCGTCGTTTGGGATACTGATCCCACAAGCAGATCCGGCGTGTTTGCTCTTTGCCTAGCACTCGTGTAATACGATTGGTAGTGTATGGAATATCAAAGCCTTCTGAGTTCCAACCGCTTAGGACATCAGCATCTTCAATCAGCTCTAGCCACATGTCCAGCATTTGCTTTTCATTTTCACACAGGATTGTGTTTTCAAATTTAGCACAGATTTCTTTTGCAACTTGCTCGCTCATGGCTTCTGGCTTCAAGCACAGTGTGATGTTGACATCCATCCACATTAGATATGTGCTGATAGCAGTGATGTAGTTGAACGGATCACTTGGTGGCGCAAAGCCTTTTACTTTGTCGTAAGAGACTTCAATGTCGAAAAACGCCACATTAAGATTGGGAGCGTCCTGGCCGCCATACTGTTCTTCCAAACAACGATTCAGTGGGCGATAATCACTTTCGCATAATTTCTTATTGCTATGAATTCTGCGTTCTTTATCAAAGGCTGTAGCGTTACCAAGGATGACTCGGCTAACACGGTCACCAGCAATGTTAGTAAACTTGCCTTGTTTGTCAGGATAGTACAGCACATACTTTGCAGGATACTCTTTGAGAACCCTTTTACCATCTACACGTTCTACAACGTGGACGATCTCTTTCTTCTTGTCAATATAAGCATCAATGAACATGTATTATGTATTTCTCTTTAGTAGAAGTATTTTGCCAAGGCTTCAGTTAACTTTTCGTCATCAACTTCTAATTCAAGTTCTTTGAGTGTGTTCTTAAACACAGTTTCCAAATCTTCAAATCGGTAAATGCTATTGTGTAGGCCCAAGAAGCCAGCGCATTGAGCAGCCGCATACGATTCTGGCCCCCAACCGAAAGTTTCATATAGGATACCGCGGTAGCTACGATTCTCGTCCAACTCGCCTTTGCTTAGTTTTTCAACAATGGAACAGAACGCCCATAACTGTTCTTCTGGCTCAAGTCCAGAGTAGTAGGAATTGGCCATTTGCTGGTACTCATCCATGGCCTTAGCAAAGGCATTGCCAGTCTCGTGTAATGCATCCATTACTTCTTGTTTTTTAATTTCATCAGTCATTCTTCTTCTCCAAAGAAATGTTCTCTAATTGCTACATAACTATCAACACCACACTGAACATAACCATCCCAATGCGTGTCCTTCATCATTTCGGTATCTTCCAGCACAGGCTTGTATTGTTCTTCAACCTGCCGCATACATTCCTGCACAATCAACTGGGCGAACTTTTCTGCAAATGCATTGAGTTCAGCATTGTATGATATCTGTCGATTGATATCTTCCTCGGCCATAAATTTAGCCTGTTCGGCAAGTTGTTTAATTCGTTCAGTCATATAATATTATAGCATCATTGTTTAAGTTTGTCAAGCATTTCGGCTTCGGCATGTTCCCGCCATTCTTTAAGCCATGAACTATTATCACATTCCCTTACATGGGCCATAACCCTCTTTCGGCCTGCCCCTTCCATTGCTTCTCCAATGAAGAAATGCATGACCACATGTCCATGGTGCATGATTTCAACAATCATCGCATCGTGTTTGGCAGTGCGCCAACTAAATTCTTCGTACATATTAACTCCATGTTAGTTTTATCAATACCAATAGTTCTTGGTGAACATCAAACATCATTTGTCTAGGCTCATGAAACGTATATCGGTCTGGTTGTATATAAGGATGCTCATACCATTGGTCCCGAAGTTGCGCCCTGCACCAAACTGATAATTCCCCACTACATTTTATTGTATACCACATTGTTCCGTCTACTGTAGCCTGGTCGTATACAATAAAATGCGGGGCATCGGGCTGCATTATATTCCATTGCTGTTGAATCGCAGTCTTTACAATCATACGGTCACAAGTGCAACAAGCCCAACATAAGTTAAGGAGTGCAGGAATTGATCAAGTCCAAGTAAGATCCAAAATTCTTCGTGCGTGTCAGCTTTCCAACCATACTTTGCATTGAGATTCATTTTGGCCCAATCAATATGATAGTGGACAAACATATCAATAATGCCCAAGTAGATAGCTGCCATCGGTGCATACCAATAAAAACAAAGTAATGTGCCGATACCATGTAGCCCTGCATGAAGCACACCGCCCGGGTGGCCATACGTGCCTTTGTTCATCCATTGGTATGGCTTTTGCATTGGAAAGTCAATAATAAAGTGCTTGGTAAAAAGCAGGCTTATTAAGATAAGTGTTTCGTTCATATTCAGCTCCACATTAGTTTTGCAATTATAGCATACTCATGATGCTTTTTCCTAATCTTTATTGTGAGTCTGTTATCCGAAGCATCTCGATTGGCCATGCCCCAGTTCCAATCCCAACCTTGTTGACCCACATGCTGTTCCATCCAAGGTCTATAGTGATCGTTTGGGTCGGCGCTGTCAACGTATTCAAATTCTGGACCATAACCACTCCAACCGTCTCTGTGGCTGGGCCCAACTTTAATCTGTCCTTTGGGCCATGCTACATTGATAACAACTCCGGGCATGTATCGCCACCATAGCTTGTCCCTAAAGTTTAACCCGCACGGCAGATGAATGCCATTGGGTAAAGTATACAGACCTTTTATTTCAAACCGACTCATACGCACGATAATGCAAACATGGCCGCATCCTCATCACATTCAAACTCAATAAACTTTTCTCTAAGATAGCCGGGACTATGATAGTATGGGTGCCGGCAGTTGTATTTGAGCCAACTATCCACCAAATGATCCTTATAACTGCGTTGATACATGGCCAGTAACTGATCTACTGTATCAGCATACTTGACTCTGTGCAATACAGGAACTTTGAACTGCGGCAGTGTGTCGGGCCAAGGATTGGTATAAGTTATAGTCATGCACCCCACCTCAATTTAAAATATGCAGCATCTTCTACGTTATAAAAAAAATAATCAATCTTAGTATGATCATATGTGTTATAACCATCCTGATGCAGATCATTGGTGATATAACTGGGACAATGTTCTTTGGCCCAGCTCAGGGGCTTCCAAAACGGAGAGTACGGCAATGTAACTACTGTACTCATGCCCATGTCAATCTAAATAATGCCGCTTCGGTGCAGTCTTCAAATATAACTGTTCGACCGTTGCGTCTCCAATGTGCAGTACATTCGATATGTAACCAGTTGGTTATATCAACTGCTCGATCATTTGGACCAATGGTATCAAGTATTATTCGAGTCCATCCACCTTCATTTATAAGCATGGAGGAGAGTATCTCAAAGTCAATTTCATCTGCTATTGATTTTGATGCCCTGTACATAAGATCTTCTTCAAGCACTTGGGTTGCAGTTTTGTTTATGCCCATGTCAATCTAAACATCATCAGATCATCCTGTTCGCGAAAGTAAAAATCAGTGCAATTTGATTGGTAAACTGCATTCCATTGACTTTTAAAGGCGCCAAGATTCTCACCTAACCATTTTTCAATCTCATCAATTTTCATAGTAGTGTCGTCAACGCCATACCGTGTCTTATAAGGCCACAACTCTTTTTTTAGTACTCTCATGTACCCCACCTTAGTTTAGTCATAGCAAACATTTCTTGCGACATGTCAAACACATTGCGGTCAGCCATCCACCGGCTGTCAATGTGACTGTACCATTCTCGATCTTCTACACCGTTTTCTCGAATCCACATAGAAACTTCTTTGCGGCATGAAACGGTGTACCAAGGCACACCATCAACCTCAGCAGTGGATAAGACTTCAAACAGTGGCATTAGCCTGGCCATTTCTTTACAAAGATTATCAAGCATGGCAGCGGTAAACATAGACTTACCAGTGTTGCGACCTGAGGCAAATGTCATCATTTCCCCACGTTTGATTCCGCCATAAACAGTGTTGAGTGTTTGCTTTTGCCAAGGCGCCAGGCTCTCGCCCAGCATTGTTTCAAGATCAATTGTAGTGAAATCAGGATCATTCATATTAGGTCCATGTTAGCTTATACAGCATTATAAACTGTTCCACTTCATCGCGCGACCTAAATTTCCAAGTATCGTAGCTGATTCTGGTGGCATTTGCGTTTTCTTCAGTCCATTTTAGGATCGCGTCAACTGCTTCAGTGTTAACTACCTTACCAAACTCAGCATGTTCGTAGTACGGATCTTTGAGACTAACAGTATGTCCCCAGCTTTTTCGCAATGCGTACTTTGGCTCAAGCCAGGTCACGATATACTGCCTCCAAACCGTAGCTTGGCCAGCAGTGCATCTTCTATGTTCTTAAAGCTGAGCAGTGTTATAGTATCATTTGCACTACCGCTGACATCACTTACATCAGTAGAGTGCATGATCCATAAATCTCGATCTCCGTGATACATATCATAATAATCGTATTCGGCTTGTGTAGTCATAAGCAATGGTGCAATGCTTTCGCATAGCCAAGCATATACATCTTCTTCTACTGCATCGCCAATGTATAGGTTATAGTTTAGCCATCTGTCAGACATCAAAATTCAGCATGAAATATGCTGCCTCATCTTTGTTGGTGATATTTACAGTGACCATTGGATCACCACTGTTGAATCTAGGCGAGCAGTCAGCACCGGGACAATGTTCCTCCATCCATTCAATGAATGCATGATGGTCTTCACAGTACGCCCAGCAGTGCCAACCAACAATTTCTTCACGGAACTCACGCTCGGCTTCGCCAGGCTTACGTAGAACAGCAGGCACATTATGCCAACCGTCATCATAGCGCCAATGATGTATTACAACTCGCTGATCCATGTCATGACATCCACATTTTAACCAAGGCAATCGAATCGATTGTGACTAACAATACATAGTTGGCCAGCATGCCAACACTGCCGCGAGTGCGAGCGGCCCATGCAAAAATTATACATTGGATTATAAACAACGGGTACAAAATTAGGAAAGGTGGATTGGGTACTGTTAGTGCCATTGTCAATGCACAGCCAATACTCAAGAACCAAGCGAAAATTTCCAATACACATCGTAAGGGATTTTCTCGCCAGTCTTCCCTAATGTAGTTGCCTACACTAGATAACAGTTTGTTCATTACACCTTGTTGCCAGTAACTTCTAGAATTTCTTCCATTGCTTCAAAGTCCGATTGGTCTTTGTCAAAGTCGCCCTTGAATGCTTTGGTGATTACTTTGTTCAGCACTGCTGGCTTAATTTCCATTTCTTCTGCAATGGCTGCAACAGTTTCTTTGAGTCCTACACTAAGGTCGTCAATCTCACGTTTGACTTGGACGCCTTCTTGGATCACTCGTTTTAGTTTTGCAATTTGGTCTGGGGAAAAGCTCATGTAAATCTCCGGTTAGTTAATGTCTTACCTAGTAAGTATACAACAAATCCAGAGCGTTGTCAAGAACTTTATGCCACTGGTCCCCAATTACTTTTGGCTCTAACGGCAAACGCTAACTCTTTCATACGACCAAATTCCTTTGAGCCTTTTGGATGTGGTCCTGTTGCTTTTAGATTGTTGTACGCTGTTAACAGTTCGGCTTTGGTCTTGCCTTCATACTTGCCGCGTTCGCTCGGACTAACCTGTGTGTCAGTGTCCCAGGCTTCTTCGATGTCTTTGCTGATCTCTTTACGTCGATTTTTAAGATACTGATCTGACTTGTTGACTTTGCCATCATTGTTTATATCGCTATCTTCTTTGCCAACTGGGTCAAGACCCTCATTGATAATATCGATATATTTTCTTAATAAATT